GATAATGGTAATCCGGTTGATGATTGGAATGATGCATTAGACGAATGTCGCTATGCTAACAATCATTTCTACAAAAATTATGTTTTGCGAAATTAGGGGGTGAACCCGTGAAAATAATAGATCGAATTAAGAACTTTTTCAGAAAGGGGGGATACGCTTTGACCGGACAAACACTCAAAACAATCAATGACCACCCGAAGATTAATATAGACCCAGAGGAATTAGACAGAATCAGACGGACATTTGATGAATACAAGGGACGGTATCCGAAAGTAGAATATATCAATTCTACGGGAGAACGTCAGACCCGGGATTACCGGACCTTAAATATGATAAAGACGAGTGCTGAGCTTATGGCGGGATTAGTGTTTAACGAACAATGTGAGATTGTTATATCTGACAGTACGGAGGACAAAGAGACTAATACATATAAGGTAGCTGATGACTTTATTCAAGAAGTGTTCGAACATAACGACTTTAAAAAGAATCTATCGGAATATCTGGAACCCGTCTATGCAGTTGGTGGGTTGGCCGTCCGGCCCTATGTTGACATGGCCACGGGGAAAATTGAACTCAGTTGGGCCCTAGCAGACGCCTTTTATCCGCTTAAAAGTAATAGTGGCGGAATATCCGAAGGAGTAATTAAGTCCACAACAGCATTGATTGAAAACGGTGAGCATGTGTTTTATACGCTGTTAGAGTTCCATGAGTGGGAAAAAGACATTGAAGGAAACAACATATATATTATCACAAATGAACTCTATAAATCCGATACTAAAAACGAAATAGGGAAAAAGGTACCCCTCGGTGAGCTGTATGAAGAATTAGAAGAGGAAACATATATTAAGGGCTTGTCTAGGCCATTATTTAACTATGTTACCCCCTATGGATTCAACAATATCAATCCTCATTCCGCACTTGGGCTGGGAATTACAGATAATAGCAAAGATACGCTTAAACAAATTAACGACACATACGACCAATTTTGGTGGGAAATCAAAATGGGCCAACGGACAGTATTTGTAAGTGACCAGATGCTGAAAACATTGCCGGATGAAAGCGGAATGCCGCCGAAACAGATATTTGACCCGGATGTGAATGTATACAAGGCCATGAGAATGAACATGGATGAGGAATTTGTCAAGGATGTAACCCATGACATCCGAACCGAACAATACACTACAGCAATTAATTATTTGTTCAGAATATTGGAAATGGAATTGAAACTGTCTGTTGGTACATTCTCATTTGATGGCCGGAGTATGAAAACGGCCACTGAAGTGGTCAGCGAGGACAGTTTGACATTCCGGACCCGTAATAATCACGCGGGCAACGTGGAGAAATTTATTAAAGGTTTGATAACGTCTATATTGGAACTAGGGAAGGCTACGGTCTGGAATGGTAAAAAGATATTTGACGGAGAAATTCCAACAGATGAACATATCGGTGTAGATTTTGACGATGGCGTTTTTCAGGATAGACCGGCATTGCTCCGGTTCTATGGCCAGGCTAAATTGTTTGGGCTGATCCCGACTGTCGAGATAATTCAAAGAGTGTTCAATATACCAAAAGAAACGGCTGAAGAATGGATGCAGGAAATTGCAAATGAACAGGCAGAGGTAGATCCTATTAACATTAGTCAGCGAGCATCCGAACGGTTATTTGGAGTTGACGAATAATGAAAATACGAAAGCCGCGCAAGTCACCGGAACAACTAAGTATTTACGCTGCTAACTTGGCCGAACTGTATGAGAGCTTAGAGGGAGAAATAATCAGAATAATAATCAACCGGCTAAACCGGGGCCATGATGACATACTTCAATGGCAGGCTGAAAGGTTGGCGGAATTAGGGTTTTTCAACAATGACGTTACTAAACTGTTATCTGAGGTTACCAACGTGGCCGAACCGGAAATACGGCGTATGTTTGAAGAAACAGGGGTCGGTATAGTCGAGGATATAGACAAGGTTGTACCATATGACACAAAACCGAAACCGTCGAACCTGGACGCTGTCATGAAAGGGTATGCAGACCAAACATGGCTGGAAATAGATAACTATGTGAATCAGACCCTTGTAACTACACATTATGGCATAGGAACAGCGCAGAAAGCGTATACCAANGTGTTGAACAGGACTCAGGCCATGTTTAACACTGGTCTATANACATTTGAACAATCCCTTGAACGAGCTATAAATGAGCTGGCACAAAAGGGAATTGAATCCACTATGATTGATAAGGGTGGACATACTTGGAGCTTGGAGGGGTATGTGAGGACGGTCCTGAAGTCCACACTGAACAACACGTACGAAAAAGTTAAAAAGGACAGAATGGCCGAATATGGAATACATACTGTTGTTGTGACGAGTCATGCCGGCGCACGTGAGGCTTGTTCGATTATACAGGGGGAAGTAGTAGA